GTGTTATACTTAGGAGCGTAAAGGCGAGCACCAGTAGCACTACGAAGAATGCCAGCCGTACAAACAAATAGGACTTTCTTGTCCTTGCCTTGGTACGGATTGTCGATAACTCCTGCACGACACTGCTTGATCTTATCGGTTAACGTTGTCATTCTTCTCTTCCAATTCGATCAGTAGATCGATGAAGTGCTTTGCCTTCTTCAGATCCTCAATACCACCTTTGAATCTCCAACGGGTAACATACTTGATGATACAGCCGTCTGCGAAAGGCATGTTGTTCTTCGTAATGTATTCCATCGGTTGGATGCCCATCTTCTTGTAATGGTCTCCACCGACTTGTGTATCAAACGCGCTCATAAATAATTCTTCTTTAAGTATTCTAGACTTACGAACATTTCATCACTAGCACCGTCATTCACCTCGTGTAGAACAACAATTCCTCGCCAGTGTTTATTGCCCTGTACTCCGAGATAGTCTTCATCATGTTCGTAACAAGAACCAGCAATGATACTCGTAATGGTTCGTCCATCTGCGCGGCTCGCGTAAGCCACTTGTCTTCCTTGCTGGTGTCCCGCGACACACGACATGTTAGTCTTACGAAGTTGAGCAGCAGCAGTACCGGCAGGACGACCAGCGACACCAGTGACAAAATAATGGCTGTAGGCAATGCTGTCAATAATAACAGGAGAAAGGAAATCGTGTACTTCCCAGTCATCTTTAAACCTTAAGTCGTCGATACCAATAGTACCGTCCAGTTTCGCATCGTCATTAATAGCTCGTACGATACGTTGTTCGTGGTTCCCAAGAGTGAGCACCAGTCTAGGGTCGTAACGCAGCCTGTGCCCAGATACAGCTTTCTTACGGGCCACCTTGAGGGGGCGGAGCAGCGTTGCCATAGCATCCAAAGTTGCTTCCACGTCGGCCTTATACCGGCGTCCCTCAAAAGACTTCTTACCCTGATCGTAAGACGAAAGGGATGGCATGTCGGCAAAATCACCGATTTGTAGAACCACGTCCGGTCGTTTGTCGACAATATAATTTCCGATTGCAGTTAAGAACTTAGTGTCATCACCTGGGCGAATCTGCGTATCGGGGATGACTAGATGCTTCACTGTAAAGTGTCCTCATCACCCATTACGCTTTCCGCATCAATGCGTTCACGCTGATACTGGCGATGAGCGCCAAGACCCACGCTAGCAGAAAGATTGATTGCGAACTGCAGTAGCGTTTGGACTTCTGCCGCAGAAAGACTGGCCGTATAGTTAACACTCCCATCATCGTTGAGTACCGGAACTTCTAAAACCTTCAATTTGTTTCCTTATTATTATTCTTAATTAACGAGAGAAAATGATCCAAGCTAACAATAGCAAGATACAGACCGCGATCCTTGTGGACGATAACCAAAGGCTCGTGCTTACCATGTGTTTGAGCTTGTTCATAGTATGTGTGAATCTGGCTGGTTGCCTTGTTCTTTACTTCAATTTGATACGGCGCCAGCTTTCTAGCTGAAGGACTAAGTTGAACATCTTCCCCTGATGCTCCCATACTGGTCGATTTAACATCGTCTGGTTCCAATTGTGGGAATAGGGAGAGAAGTTTATCCCTGACATACTGTTGGGCGCGCCTTCCTTTTGCTTTAGCACTATTAGGCTGAATCAATAAGTGACCTCCAATTATCATTCTCTCTACGCCAGATGTACACACTCTGGGCGTTGAGGTCTAGTTCTTCATCGCAGGAGAAATGATCTCTCACTGCTTCATATCTTTCTTGGTTGGTTGAAAGACCATCCAGGATTCTCGCTGCCTTAACCTTCCCGATCCCACTTGCCCCTTTGATGCCGTCGGTAGAATCTCCGACAAGCAGTTGATAAAAGAAGTAAGTGTCAGCTTCCTCAACGCTTTGAGAATAGAATTCTCGCTTAACAAAGTTGTAGTGCCTTCCGCGTAATTGGTTCAGGTCCTTATCTTGGTGACACAGGATGCTCTGTCCTTGGTAAGAATACTGCTTGATACCACATGCATCATCTGCTTCAATACCGTCGACAATCTCTGCTTGCCACTGATCCACTAGATACTGCCTAAGCGCCTGTTCCCACTTAGGGCGTTCCTTACCTTTCCGACCTACCTTATATTCAGGAAAAGCCGTATATCGGAAGTTATTCTTACCGGTGAGGTAAAGGACTTGTTCCTTGGCTCCAACTGCATCAAGGGTTTGATTAATATTATTATCAAGCCACTCCTGCACTTGTTCCAAAGGAACGTTGTCTGATCCTACCGCAGTGCGGAAGCAGTAACTATCGGCGTCTAAGATCGCCAGCATTTCTTTCCTTACGTCTTGTGTGACTAGAAACTTCTACGTGCATACCGTACCCATCCGGGTAATAGATTAACCAGCACTTAACCCGACAATGCTTCCTATAGGCCCAAATGTGCGCCGCCCAGGCCACCTTCCATGCTTCATGCTGCGTAGGGAATGCATAGGTTTCTACGAAATCCCCAACTTTCCGAAGATGGGTGGAAAAGTCGTATTTATTGAGGGGTTGAGTACCAGGACCACCAGGACAGTTACTTATCCTTGCCCAACTCTTCTTGTCTCTGGTAGGTTTAGAGGTCGTTGGGTTGTCCGAAGAGGTCATCCTTCTGGTCTTCCATCACCCAATCAACAAACTCTTGAGCCACTCGAAGAACAGCAGGCACGTCATCGATCGTTCCAGAGCCAGTAAATTCAATGGCATTTGCCAAAGAACTCTGCTTGATGATGTAGACCTGCTTCCGAGCACGTTCTTCCGGAGTCTCGTAGTTGCTACGCACTTGAACAGGCTTGGACTCCGTGTTACCAGGAACAATCTGTCCACCAGTATCAGCAACCTTCACAGTAGCCCAGTTGAAGTACTTGTCATCCTTGACAAACTCAACATCGATGGTTTCACCGCCATTAAGCTTCTTAATGGTATCGTACACCCCAGGGTTGGCAAAGCTCATGATAACCTTGCTCTTGGATTCGCCCTTAGCGGAGTAATTAACCGTCATCTTCTGATAACCGGTCTTACCCTTGTTGACGTGTTCTTCGGTGTAATTGTTAAAGATATAGCTAGGAATAATTAATCTCCTTAATTAAATTTATATTTTTCTAAAGTCCCCATAGACTTGCCGATCTTAAATTCTGCTGTGTATGGCAAAGTAAATTCCCACTGCCATCTATTATACACGATTTGAGGTGTATTGTCAATGGCTATTTGCATTAGTTTACAGACTGACTCTACATTCTTTGCTGGAGTATCCACGACAATAGAGTCGTGGATCGTCATGATGATATGTGCCCCTAGTCCAGACTCATCAATTAATCTTTGTAATTCAATTCTTGTGAGCATGACAAGATCAGCTCCGAGACCTTGGACTGGATAGTTCTTAATTGTAGTAAGAGGCCAGTCGAGTCCCCGCCAAGTTTGCTTTGGCTCAAAGCGATACACGCGTCCTGAAGGGATCTCAATAAGTCCTGTCTCGCGGACGCTCTCCAATAAGCTTGCGTGCCACTTAGCAATTCCTTGATATTTTCCATACCATTCCTCAATTACTCTATCCCAATATTTAACAGAGGAAGAAACACTTGTAAAATCAGGGTCCTGAGCAAAGGAATAACTTGTTCCACCGTATAGAATACGGAAAGTTAGAACCTTAGCAACAAGTCTTCCTGCCTCGCCTTCACCAAGCTTAAAGGCCAGTTGATTATTGCCATGGATATCTTGCTTCTCAATTAGTTCCTTAGAGAGAACTGCATCGTTAGATAATTGAGCAGCAGTGACGACCTCCAGGCCTTTGATATCTAGGTAGACCAACATTAATCATCATACCTAGAGATTAAGCAGTGGTCAATAATTTCATCCATGTTCTGCATATTAGGTTTACTGGAACTCAGTCTTCCAGTTCTGGCAACGTTTTGGTTGTACTGTCCGTGAAGATAATCTCCCCATTGAAACTTGTCAATATGATGGAACAGTGAATCGAAAGTTTCCATGATCTTGGAATACTTTGCCTTGTCAGCTAATAGATTCAGTAATTTTCTATTATCTGAATTCTTCCAGGCCTTTAATTGTCTTAATGTTGGATCATCAACCTGGTAGTACCGGGTACTAGCATTTGGATCATCCTTAGTCTTCTTTACCTCACTTTTTGGGAGAGGATCAAATCGTCTAGGAAATTCAACACTTGCAACGTGCCATCTATTACGCTTGTAAGGTAGTCCTTTGTTCGGGCCACTTTTGTATACACAATCCTCTTC